TGCCAAGAAGATGTTCCGTTTCTTTGGCGCAAAATAATAAGTTCTGGCGCGGTGCTGAGGTTGTGATTTAAAGCAAAGGAGCCAGAACCCGCACCAGTACCCGTATAGCAAACCTCATCAAAGAAGCCGGGGGCGCGGCGCATGGAATAAGTGATGTACGTTGTAGCGTTGCTATTTAAGCCAGAGTTTGTCAGCGTTACACCTGTTTGACCATACGCAGTCAAAAACGGAGAGCCATCAGATTCTGCGGCTGTTGAGTTTGAATTCGAGTAAACAAGACCACGCAGACGATCAAACCAAGGATTATTGGCAAAATACAAATGGTCTCTGTTTAGGTTGATAAACAAATCTGGTGGGAATCCAGCGTCAACCACGGCCACCGAACTCGTCCCTGCTCTTGCAACAGGCGCAAACACCTTAGTACCATCAGTAGGCACTTTCATCGGGCCACGGCGGATGGCGATGTAGATGTAGGTCTGCCCTGTGGTCATGACAAAGTTTGTAAAACCCGTAGACGTTGGCTGGACGCTAAAACCTGTTGTTTCAGCGTCAGATAGATTTGGCCTTAAAACCGCTGAAGAAGACACAGTGGCAACCAAGCCACGCATATTGTCTACCACCCACCAATCCTGTGAGTTTGATGCGTTCTTAATCAAAATCCATTGCGGCTCATACCCCAAAGTTACTGTTGTGCCAGAGCTGCCAGCGCCGACAACAGACCCACATGAAATCACATTGTCTGTACCAGTCAGGCCAAAGCCTCCTGCGTCATGGGCGAATAGGTAGGCTACGTATGTGTCGCCATTGTTGTTTACCCCCGTTGAGTTTCCAAGAGTAAAAACAGTTGATGTTGGCGCTGTCGAATTCCAAACATTAGGGTCTGCGGTCTGTGCGTTTGTTAAATTTAAGAAAATAACGTCTGTTGCGGGTGTTGTTAAACCCCTGTGGTACACACACCACTGCCCCGTGTTATTGGTCTTTTTAACAATCATGCACCCCGGAACAGAGCCAAGATTGTGCGCCACTGTCCGACCGGAAGTCCCATTCCCCGTGTAAGTCACAATGTCAAAGAACTTCGGCTGCTTGCGGAATGTCCATGAGACATTCGTGTCTCCAGCATTGTTGTTAATTTCAGGACCTGCATCCAAGTTAAAGCCTGACGCCGTAAAAGGTGTTGCGGCTATAGAGCCGTTTATACCCAATGCGTCTGTGCCGTCTGAGCGCAAGTACTTTCTGGTAGATCCGACATTTGCACTGTCAAAAAGTTCATGGTCGCCGTACCCGTAAGCGCTCCCAACATTTCGACCTTTGAGCCAGACCAAACCACCTTTATTCAGCAGATCAATGCCGTTGGTAATGGTTTGCGCAGAACTACTGCCTGTGTAGAGCCAAGTGCTGAATACGTCCTCGATGTACGTAAAGGGGCCGCCAAAAGGCCAGCCCGTACCGGCGGTGGCTTGCATCTGCTGCTCTAACGTCCAAATACCGGGGGCGGCACTGGATGACGTTGTGGGAGGTGTGGCGGAAAGTACCCCACCTTTGTAGCGGTTGCTCATGCGGTGCCCCTTATGAGGAGATTTCTTCGTAGCTGATTGTAAAAGTCAACGCGTTGGCTGTGCCTGATGTAATGGCAATTGAGGTGCCTTCCATCAAATAAATGGCTGTGGTTTTGTCCACTGCAATCAAAGAAGCGTAAGACGGCACTGAGATAGTGTTGACCACTGGGTATGCTGTACCACCGGATGGGGCGGAACCTTGAGCGACTGCGCCGTTGCTGTACACGGAGACTGTTGCATTAGCCGCCGTACCTGTACCATTAGACGCCACAATCTGGTTGATCTTAAACACCTTACCGCTTGACGCAGCATTGGGCAGAAGTACCACAGCAGTTGTGCCTGTTGGCGCAAAGTATGTCGTAATGCCATAAATGGCGGTAACGTTGACGATATTAGGGTTGGCCATGATGACTCCTTCAGATGGCGAATATTAAATCAAAAGCGATGGATTTACCAGCGGAGATTCCACTGGCGGCTGGGGTTGTTGACTGCCATGTTGTTCCGTTTGAGGTCAAAACATTACCGGCAGTGCTGGGGGCGACAACCTGAACCGCTGAAGTTCCGTTGCCAAGAAGAACATTGTTTGCTGTAAGGCTTGTTGCGCCTGTACCGCCGTTGGCAACGGCTAAGGTACCTGCAACTGTAACAGCACCCGTGCTGGATGTGCTTGGGGTCAGGCCCGTAGATCCAAAAGTAATGGAAGTTACGCCGTCTGCAACACTGGAAGAAATCTTTACAAAGTCAGAACCATTCCATGCGGCCAAACACTTCTCACCGGCAACAATAGTCACCCCAGTCGTGGGGCCTGCACCGCGCAGCACTATTGAGCCTGTGCCATCATTAACAACAATGTAGGATTTACTTGAAGCTGGGGCTGTGATATTGCGAACAGTAGCGCCATTGCTGGCTGTCCATCTAATGATTGCGTACTGCGCTGAATTGGCAGTAATGTTGGTTGCAGTTTGGTCGCCATTTGTGATGGTCAGCGTTTCATCTTGGTTGGTAGAAAACGTTGTTGTGCCCGCAACTGCAATGTCCAGATAATCCGTAATGGCGTAATTAACAAGATTACCCCACTGCCCGTCAAAGGTACCTTGTTCTGGCAGCGCAAGGCCCAAATAGGTAGATGCCATGATTTTTCCTTACAAACCGTTGATGATGGACATCGCTTGCACGAAGCCCTTAGTTGCGTAACTTGGTGTCACCCATGACGGTGCGCTTGCGCCGTTAGACTGCAGTAGTTGACCGCTAGTGCCTGCGGCTACAAAACCAGTCGTGTTAGCCGCGCTCTGATAAGGAACGCCTCCGGCTGTACCACCAGTCAAATGAGCAATTGAGCCAAGCAGGGTGTCCCCTGTCTGAAGCTCTTGGATGGTTGTTCCGTTTAGAACAAGAGAATATCTGGTGGCCATGTCTTACCTCAATAAACTGGAACGCTGATGGTGGAGCCTGCGTTGTTCAGCACAGACAAATACCCGTTGGAAATCGTCACGTTTGTAGTGCTTCCGGCATTGGTCAATACAGGCAAATATGTGGAAACCCCCGCCCATGTAGGCGCAACGCCCGTCCCGTTGCTTTTTAAAAACTGCCCTGACGTACCCGCATTGTTTGTAGCGTTGACACTATAGCCTGCAGGGTATGTAACAAACACATCTTTTGTACCTGCTGAGAACGATACCAACGAGCCTGAATTGGACGAAGCCAGCACCGTGTCACGGGATAAAGTAGTACCAGATGACGTGTATGTGCCCACGCCCACTTCCCATTCATTGCCCGTTTGACTGGCAATCGTGTAGTACGTTGTGTTGGTGTTACCAATGGCAGAGAAGGATTGAAAGCCTGTAGACGCGCCAAGGAGCGTGACTGTCCCCGTACCGGTTGTGGTAGTGGTTTCCTTTACCCTGTCTTTGAGTACAAGCGCCATACTTTATCCTTATACAAGCGTTGAGACATCTTGCCAGTTGGGGTCATCGTTATTATCAATCGCCCCCCAACCCGGTGTCTGTGAAGTTCCAACAGCCTGCCACCCTGATGTTTGTGAATTATCGACGTTCTGCCAGTTTGCAGACTGCGTGTCAACTATATTTTGCCAGTTTGCGGCCTCGCTGTCATCAATTAACGACCAATAAAATACAGCAAAGTCGCCGACCGCGCCCATTGCTTGGTTGCCAGTGATCTGAACCAAGCGCTGACCAAGGACTGTTCCGACCTGACCAGTGGCAGAAACACCTGACAAACTGACCACTTTGTTGAACTCAACGTTACCAACTTCGCCCGTAGCAGCAACACCCGAAATGGCCACTGTTACATCAATACCAACCGTTCCAACCTGACCTGTACCGACAACGCCGTCTTCTTGCTCTGAAGAACTAGCCAAAACTGTACCAACTGCACCGGTAGCCGATACACCAGAAAGTTCTGCGGCTTTGCCTGCCGCAACCGTACCAACAGCGCCTGTGGCTGTTACACCAGACAAGGCCACCGTAGTAACTAAAGAAACTGTGCCAACAGCGCCTGTGGCTGTTACGCCTGTCAGGGCTACAGAACGCTCAGCAACCGAGACTGTTCCTACTGCACCCGTGGCTTGAACGCCAGTCAAACCAACTGTGCGAGAGCTACTAACTGTGCCAACAGCACCCGTACCAACAACACCGTCTTCTTGTACTGAAGCGCTATCCAACACAGAACCAACAGCGCCTGTGGCAGACACACCTGTCAGGGCAACTGTACGAGCTCCAACCGCCACGCTGCCTACTGCGCCTGCGGCCTGAACACCTGTCAAAGCAACCGATGTAACGCCCGCCACGGAACCAACCGCACCTGTAGCTGACACGCCAACCAGAGCAACAGAGCGAGAGCTACCAACGGTTCCAACTTGACCGGTACCAACGACACCATCTTCACCTGCGGAAGTAGAGTCTGAAACACTGCCAACAGCACCTGTGGCTTGAACGCCTGTAAGGGCAAAAGAAAGACCGCCGTTAGAGACAGTACCGACAGCACCCGTGGCAGACACGCCAGTCAAGGCAACAGAGCGAGAGCTACCAACTGAGCCTACCTGACCGGTACCCACAACACCGTCTTCACCAGCAGAAGTTGAATCAGCAACCGAACCTACTGCGCCTGTAGCAAATACGCCTGTAAGAGCAATAGAACGCTCGGCAACTGAGACGGTGCCCACGGCTCCCGTGGCGGATACGCCAGTTAAAGCAACTGCACGAGAGCTACCAACGGATCCAACTTGGCCCGTACCAACAACACCATCCTCTTGTCTAGAGTTGCTCTCAGCGACATTACCAACTGCACCAGTAGCTGTAACGCCTGTCAAAGCAACGGTACGAGCACCGATGGCCACCGAGCCAACTTGCCCCGTAGCGGACACGCCCGTGAGAGCGATTGAATTGACTGGGCTAAGCGTACCTACTGCGCCTGTTGCGGACACGCCTGCGATGGCCTGTGAGTAACTTACAGAACCAACTTGACCGGTAGCTGAGACACCGTTCTCTGCAACAGAAATATTTACACCAACAGAACCCACCGCGCCTGCTGCGGACACGCCAGACAAAGCTACAGAGATTGCACCAACGCTTACTGTTCCAACTTGTCCAGTAGCAGATACTCCGGTGATAGCAACTGAACGGGAAGAACCTACTGATCCTACTGCGCCTGTGGCTACAACGCCGTTCTCTTGTACGGAAGAGCTATCAAGCAAGCTACCAACCGCACCCGTAGCCGACACGCCAGTCAGTGCAAATGTTCTAGCGCCAACAGCAACTGCGCCAACCTGACCCGTAGCGGATACGCCCGTGATAGCGCGTGTGTAAGAAACCGATCCAACTGCGCCCGTAGCAGCTACGCCGTTCTCGGCTACAAAGAACGCTACACCAACAGAGCCCACAGAGCCGGTAGCAGACACACCTGTGATGGCCAAAGAACGCGCGCCAACTGCGACAGATCCAACTTGGCCCGTGGCAGATACACCAGAAATAGCAACTGAGCGAGAGGAGCCTACAGTGCCTACGGCACCCGTAGCTACAACACCGTTCTCTTGTACGGAAGAGCTATCAGAGACAGAACCCACATTGCCTGTGGCAGACACGCCAGAAACAGCCACTGTCCTAGAAGAACCAACAGAGCCTACTTGACCCGTGGCAGACACACCTGACAGCGCCTGTGCATACGAAACAGAACCAACTGCACCCGTGGCGGAAACACCACTCAGAGCAACTGAAATTGTTTTACCCAGCGAACCAACCGCACCGGTAGCCGTTACGCCAGAGATTGCAACAGTACGTGCAAGGCTAACTGACCCAACTTGACCCGTAGCGGCTACGCCGTTTTCTGCAACTGTGCGAGAAGAACCAACCGTGCCTACGGCACCTGTGGCGACAACGCCGTTCTCTTGGGCAGTTGTGCTATCAGAGACAGAACCTACGTTACCTGTAGCAGATACACCACTAAGCGCCTTAGTGATTGACTTACCAACAGAGCCAACAGCGCCGGTAGCCGCTACACCCGACAAGGCTTGGCCATAAGTAACAGAACCAACAGCACCCGTTGCGGATACGCCGTTTTCTGCTACTGAAATTATTTTACCGAAAGAGCCTACGGCTCCTGTGGCAGATACGCCGCTTACTGCAACTGTAATGGCCTTACCAACAGACCCAACAGCGCCCGTAGCAGATACGCCTGTGATAGCCGCAGACTGCACAATCGAGGGGCTCATCGAGCCTACAGCGCCTGTAGCGGCTACACCGTTCTCAGCAACCGTTATGGACTTACCAAAAGATCCTACCGCGCCTGTAGCGGCGACACCAGAAAGCGCGGTAGTTCTAGTCTTACCAACAGACCCAACGTTGCCTGTAGCAGATACACCAGATAGACGCTGCCCTGCAAGAACAGACCCTACCGCACCAGTAGCAGATACCCCGTTCTCAGCAACAGAAATAGTCTTACCAACAGACCCAACGTTGCCAGTGGCGGCGACGCCAGAAAGGGCTTTAGTGACTGATTTGCCAACGGAGCCTACAGCGCCAGTAGCCGCTACACCGTTCTCTGCTACGGTTATGGTCTTGCCGACCGAACCTACCGCGCCTGTAGCTACAACACCGTTCTCTTGAGCAGACGTACTGTCCGAAACAGACCCTACGTTACCTGTGGCCGATACACCGGTAAGTGCAACCGTGCCACTCTTTGTAAAGCCAAGCGTACCTACTGCGCCAGTAGAAGCAACGCCATTCTCCGCAACAGAAATAGCTACGCCAACAGACCCAACTGAGCCTGTGGCTGAAACACCATTCTCTGCAACGGAAATAGTCTTGCCAACAGACCCAACTGAGCCTGTGGCTGAAACGCCGGTAAGCGCTTTGCTTCGCGCTCCAACCGCAACTGACCCTACAGCACCTGTGGCAGAAACACCGTTTTCAGCAACGGAAACAACTTCCGTGACTGAGCCTACCGACCCCGTGGAGGATACGCCGGTAAGCGCAACGACTACCGTCTGCCCCGCAAGCGAGGCGAACGGCGCTTCGGCAAATGCGGAGATGCCAAACATGGATTAGTCGGCGAGTTACCCCGCCGTTCCTAGTTAGGCAATACGGATCAGGCCAGTACTTGCGTCGTTGGTTGGCATTGTCAAAGTGAACGTACCAGCGGTCACAGTCTGTGAACCAAAGGTATGAACGCTAACTGCCTTGTTAGCTTGCGTGTTGTTGTAAATCAACACAGCATCAAATGCTGTAGACAAAGTCACGTTTGTGTACACTAAACTTGCAGAAGAAGTCCAGAACGCGGTTGTGCCACTTGTTGAAGGGGGAGTACCGTTGGTAACGGTAATACCGCCAGCAGTGTAGTTTGTACCGGTAACTTCACCAGTAGCAGTGTACGCTGTAGAAGAAGCATTCATTGTGGCGGATGCCAAGTACAGAGCAGCCTTGAATGTATCTGCTGTTGTTGCCCCACGAATTGGCGCTGTGCCAAAGTTGTGGGTTGCGACCAAGATTTCACCCTTGAACGACGTTGTCATTGCTTGTGTGTTTGCCATGATTTGGTTCCTTTCAACCGATTTCAGCGGCGATGCCGCTTGCTAAAACATTTTTCTTTATGTGCACATTTACTGAACGATGAACAAGTTCACCTTCGTGCCAATATTCAACCCAGCTTGTCACCTCGTGATCATTATCAATGGATCCTTCTTTTTTTTCAAGAAGAGTTATATCCATTTCGCCTTTGGTTGTGTTTACAAGTACCATTTTTGCTCCTTAGTTAGAACTGCGAATCAATGCTGCCGTGGCGGTGTTGGCCGGCATTGTGATTGTAAATGTGCCGGTGGAGGTTTTGTCAGAACCGAAGTCCAACACAGCAACAGATTTGTTGCCCTGCGTGACGTTGTAAATTAAAGCACATCTTGCAGTGATTGCGCCAGTCCAGCTAATGTTAGGGAAGCCCACATAGGCTGTGTACCCAGAAGTGCTGACGGTAATTGGCGTTAACTGTGCGCCGCCAGCAGAGTAAGTACCCGTATTGGCGACTTCATCGGTTGAGCTGTAAACGGTTGTATCTTCGTTCAAGTTAGCGTTAGCCGTGTACAAAGCAATCTTGATGACATCAGTCGTCAGGTCATGAATACCTTGGTACAACTGCGCTTTAAAGCTTGTGGTCTGGGTCTGGATAATCGACATGTCAAGTTACCTTCTGACGGAACTGACCAGAACGGTAAGCGTCTTGACGCTCCATACCATCGCCCAAACGTTTAGCCAACGCTAATGCTTCCATGAACTTCTGGTTATACAACTGCATCATGTCAGTCTCACCCTTCATGTAGGTGTAAGCCTCAACTAGAGACGCATACAGCAGTACAGAGTCAAAGTTATCACCAAGCCATGTACGGCCATCTGCGGCTACTGTGATTGATTCTGGGTAGTAGTAATAGTGCAACTCAACTGTGTAGTTGGCATCGGGCTTTGGGCCAAGAATAAATGTCAACTCGTCTGTGATGGTACTACCACTGACTGTGGGGCCAAACAGAGCGTAGTACCTTGGTAAGCCCGTATCAGTAGCTTTGGGGTACGCTTGGCGGATAAAGTTCACATCTTTGTTCAGCAAGTATTCATAGTTGCCGTCGGCATCAATAACAGCCAACGAATACGTAGCCAAATAATCGTCAGGCGCTGACAGGTATGTACTTGTAGTAGATACCACACCCGTCATGTTCTTACGAATCGAGGGGAACTGAACCGAGTTATAAATACGCTGCTCAGCTTGCTGAACGAACACAGGGATATTAGTCACGAAATCTGCTTCCGTGTTTTCTGTGTACGCTTGGATAGCGTTGCTGAGTGCGGTGTAATTCATGCCATCGGGCCTCGGGCCATAGTTCCCTTAGTCGCCGCGCCGTTGCCACGGGTGACAATACCGGATGTCTTAGTGGTTTCGTTGCCAGCAGCTTTGCTGATGTTGCCAATAGACATGTTAACGGTATCGGCTTTACTGCGGTTGGGGGGAATGCCGGGGTTTCCAGAAATGCCTACGGGCTTACCACTCATTGTGTGTGGCTTAGCGTATGCAGAAGCAGACAGATTGTTAATCTTGGCCATGTTATTTCCCCTGATTTTTAACTTTGGCCATACCGCGACCATACTGCATCATCATCTCATTGGTCTTACCGCCCTTGGCAAGCTTTGTTGGCGCTTTGCCGGGGTGCATGTTTTTCTCGTGCTTGCCGACAGCAGATTTAATCATCTTCATGTCTTGTGTCTTGTCTTTCATAACTAACTCCTAAGTAACTGTTACTGTAACTGTACCAACAAATGCCGTTGCCACCAAGTAGTTTGGCGTAAGAGCAACATCAAAAGTACTCGACCCACCTACCGGTGCCCACCCCCACTGAACATCCCGCGAACCACCAGTCAAATTGCCACTAGCGTTTGTGCCTGCCGTAACGTACGTTGTGTCCTTGCGCGGGTTACGCACTGCCTGCGGATCATCCACTGGGTACATACCCAACTGCAACTGCGGTTGATCGGGATCCCAACACGTATCACACACCATCAAATTGTAAAGCTTTGTCTTGATAACTTCTTGTCTCAAAGCCGTCAATTTGTACTGTTGGCCGCACCTATCGCACATGGCGATACTGTTCTTGCCAGAAGCAAACCGATTGCCCATTTACGTACCGCTACCAATAAACATTTGCCTCGGAACAAAACGAACCGAAGCCTTCTCACGATCTTCATCAGCCGCCAACTGCCAAGCTTCATCGTATTGTTGCTTCAAGACCGGCAAGCGCTCAGCGCCATTCTCAATCTTAAGAGCCAAGTAGTAAGCCAGCCCCGCCACCATGCAGGGCAGGAAGCGGAAAGGTACATCCATTGTGCGCACACCCCCGCCAGCATCATCAATACGGCGCATGCGCCAGTAAACGAACTGATACGTTGTGCTGTTGTCTGGGGTTGGCCAGAGGGTCACAGAAGGCAGGTTTTGGGTATACACAGCCACACCAGTTGAGTGTGCTGCGGCAGTTGTGCCGTTCTGCCCACGGAAGCAGTTGTTAAGCACGTTGCCAGAGATGTAGCCGTATTGAATAGTCTCGTTTTCAATCAACAAGAACCCTGTAGCTGGAAGTCCAGCCACTGACGTCAGTGTAATTGTGGTGGCCGTAGCCGTAATCCCGCCGTTAAGCGTGGTGCCAATGGAAGAAGTCTGCCCATCCAAACGCTGATACCACACCTGAATCGGACGGGCTTGTTGCAGTTTGTTGGGGATTGTAGCGTACGTAGAAACACTGATACGTGTAATGGTCAAGTCCGCCTGTGTAGATGCGCTACCCGCGCCCGTGCGAATCACATGCTCAAGTAGATCCACCGTATCTACGGGCAGTGCGTAGGTGTTCAGACCCGGAGTCAGGTTAATTGTCCCCTGCTCAAACGTCCACATGTTGACACCACGGTTTGCCCAATCAGCAAACATCAAATTCAATGAACGACGGGCAGTGCGTAGGTCGTAGCCCGTGCGCAACTCCGAACCAGCGCGTTCGAACGCTTCCTCAACCAACTCAGTAAGGTCAAGGTTAAACGCTGCGGTTCCTGAAGTGGTCATCTAAAGCCTGCCGTTTTCTTTGCAATCGTTTTAGGTTGTGCTACGAATTGTTTGCCGGCGGCTTTTCCGGCTCGCTTGGCTTTGGTCGTCGCAGCGTACTCAGCAGGGCTGAGACTTTTAATCGCAGCGCTTGGAAGGTATCTTTCACCAGTGTCAGAAGATTTTTTACCACTTTTGGTTCTCCATTTTTGGTCGCCCCAATCCTTCAATGATTTTTGAGGCGCTTTCAATCTCGGTAACCCCCGCCTGCCGCCTTGTACTTCTTGGCAACAAGCTGAGCTTTACGCGCTGACCACTGACCTGCACCAGTGCCCTGCGTTGCAGCAGCTTTTACTTGGCTCACAATCCGCTTGCGCAGACTGGGCTTTGTGTAATTACCAGCCGCATTCACCTTCCCACCCTCTTTGTACTGGGTAAAGTCAGTGTCGTCCCGCCGGGCCTTTTTCTTACCCTTGGGCATTTTAGAGGGGGAGATGTCTCCCATCCCACGGCTGGCCATCATGGTGTTAGCAGGCTTTGCCGCCCATTTTCATACCAATCATCGTGCCTTTGGTTTTGCCTTTTGTAGCAACACCATCAGCGCGCTTAGAGGCAGAACCACCACCGGCCATCTTTTTCATTGGCATTTCTGATTTAGCTCCGGCTTTTTTCTTAGCCATCATTGCCATAAATCCGGGATTCATTTTAGAAGCCATAGTATCACCACCTTTAGAAAATTTGCGGCCCTTGTCCGCAGTTGTAAAATCCTTGCCCACAGACTGTGGGACTCCTGCTTTCTTAGCAAACGATGGGTTGTTAGCCACCGCCGCCATGAAATTGTGTTGCTTCTTACTTGTCGATGGCATCACTTGCCCCCTGAGTACCAATGCGCAAGTTGAACTACCCCCGCCCCAACAGTACCACTTGCACCTGCCAACAGCATCAACATTCTCCAACCACCTTTGGCTTCAGACAAGGTCTTGTCAATAGCCGTCAGCGTTGCTTGCATGGTTTTCATGTTTTCCAACATCTTGTCCATGTCATCTTGCAAATGTCTAATGTCAGACGCATGCGTGGCTAACTCTCGGGCTGTCTGAATAGCATCTTCGGTCATACCATCCGCCCTTTTGTCTTGCCTTTTGTAGCGCAGCCATCAGCCGCAGTTACATAGCCGCCATCCTTACAGTTCCATGCCCTTAAAGACTTATTGATCCTTGAATCCGGATCGTTGGCTGTCTTTGCGCTGGTCAGCTTCTTCTTCATGCCTTCCATACGGGCGCAGAAAGAGTCGCGGCGTTTGCCGCCCTCTGGTTGAGGACGCTTCA